AAGCCTTGATAACACCCGGCAGTGTGAAACTCGACAAAGACGGCAAGCTCGAGGGCTTTGACGATCAGCTCAAAGCAATCAGGGAAAGCGACGCCTATCTTTTTGACAAAGTCGAAACCAGACAGAGGGGCGGAGACCCCGACCACGGCGGCGGAGACCCCGAACCGGGCGAAGCCCCCGAGAACTATGCCGATTATGTAAATTGGCGCAAAAATCAGTAAAAACGGAGGATTTAACAAATGTCAAACAAATTTCTGACTCCTCAGATAGTCGCGAACGAGGCTCTTATGGTGCTCGAGAACAATCTCGTTGCTGCCGACCTTGTCCACAAGGACTATTCCAAGGAGTTCGCACACGTCGGTGATACTATCACCATCCGCAAGCCCGCGAAGTTTTGCGCGAAGAACTTCGTCGGCGAGACCGTAGATCAGAACGTGAACGAGGGCAGCGTCAAGGTGACCCTCGACCATCTCCGCGATGTCACCGTTCCGGTCACTTCCAAGGAAATGACCCTCGACATTAAGTCATTTTCTGAGCAGATCATCTCTCCCGCGGTGCAGGCCATATCCCAGGCTATCGACAGCGATATTATTGCTGAGGGCATCGCGAATGCCGGCAACACCGTGAGCGGCACCGCGAACGCGACCGACCTCAAGGACATTGCCAACATTGCCAAGGCGTTTGACCTCAAGGGCGTGCCGATACAGCAGCGCAGACTGCTCGTCAACCCGACGCACAAGTATCGCTATCTGACCACGGATAACCTCTCAAAGGTCGCATACGCGGGCAACTCCGACGCCCTGCGTTCGGCGGAGCTCGGCTCTATT